TGTACCCCAGTTATAGGATAAGTTCTTTAGTTGTGCAGAATAACTATCTAATGTTCTGTGGTCATCTTCTATATAACCAATGATGCGTAAGTCTGATATACCTTTTTGGCATAGGATAACTGACATGCTGTCGTTCCATCCTAAGTCCATAACTACATGAACCTTCATCATAGGGTCATAAGGTACAGTTGTTATACGGTTACCTTCTTGTGCTTCACGTATCTCGTTAGAGTATATAGCACCATCTACAGCAGCTTTACAATCACCTTCCCAGATGTTTGCATAGTCAGGGTTAGTCTTTTCACTATGTTGACGTTCTATCTCTAATACTTCAGGAAACCAAGGATTGTCAGTATAGTTTACTTTAACAACCTTAGCGTTCTCTGGTGGATTAACTACGAACCTAGTATATGTATCGTCTGTATCTATGTTAGGGTTAAATGATACCCATATCTCTGAATTAGGTTTACGTATTGTAGGTATAAGAATATCCCATGACTTCTTACTAACAGTCTGAGCTTCTTCTACCCATACAACATCACAACCTTCAAAAGACTTTATAGACTCAACAGTATTTGTAGCAAGACCAGTAAAGCTAAATGTACTACCGTTAAGACCTCTAATCTCAGCTTCAAGAACTTCATAGAAAGCTCCTAGACCTAAAGACTGTATCTGGTCATTAAGTAATGTATGTACTGACTGCTTAATAGACTTTTGTATTTCTCGTGCACATAAGACACGTGTTGGCTCATTAGCTGCTTTTATAAGCAATGCCCTTGCCATAGACCATGACTTACCTGAACCTCTACCACCGTATGCTACTTTGTAACGGTGTGGCTCAAATAAGAAGTCTAGCTTACTCGGAAACTTGGCTATCGTCTGGCTTGACAAAAGTAATTCCAATTCCTAATGGTAGTTCTGAACCATCTGGTCCACTTAATTCAGTTTGTGTAGGTAGTATCTTAGCGTATATGTTATAGAAGTTATTAGGGTTATCTATAGCCCATTGCTTCATGTGTTCTACACCACCTATGCCATCAAATACAGCTATGACGTTTTCTTTTACTGTAGATGATAACTTATTAGGAACTCCAGCTTTTCTACCTGAGCCTTCTCTTTTACCACCACGATTATCTGTTTTTGATAAATCTTCTACTTTTTCAAAGTTCTCATTGTTTTCCATTGTTTTGCAACTCCCTTAGGTTGGTTGCCCTCTAATTATCTTTTTAATAAACCTTCAAATTCACTTGTTAAACCATACTCACCACTTGGACTAGGGTATAAGTTTTCTCTTACATCAAATATCTCTGATAAGAAATTACCTCTTCCTTTTCTACCTTTACTATATCCAATGATAGAGTCATATCCTTGTTTTCTAGCTTCATTTCCTATAACAGCTTCTTGTAATGCGTATCTAAATTGGTTTCCTTGTTTAGAATTTTCAGCAATATTCCAAGCGTTGTCTGCTATTTCAGGAGCATACTTTTCTAAAAACATATATGCTTCAGAACCTTTATCTTTTGCTTGTATAGTTCTAGCTAAATCTGTTTTCATTCCATAATATGTTTCTGCTGGAACTATTTGTCTATATGCTTCCTCTGGAGCTCTGCCACCAGTTGCACCTTTTGCAAACAATGGGTTTTTATATAATGTATCTCCTATAATGCTTTGTTCGCCTCCATAAGCACCACCGGTAGTTCCTTTGCCTTTATAGTATTTAGCTTGTTGAGAACCTGTGGGTAAGTAAAATACGCCTGTTCTAACTGACTCTGCTAATTCTTGCTCTGGCTTTTGAAACCTAGATATATTAACTAATAAACCTTCTGGAGTTATACTTGCTCCTGGTGTATTAGATACTGCTTCTGTAAATTCTGTTTTGTTAGGTAGTGTAGTAGGCATATTAAATTGTTTTGCTACATCTACAGGAACTATGTTTGCTCTTGGGTTCATTACATTAGAACCTATTAATCCTGTACCTGTTTCTACTTGTCTTGCTACTTCTTTACCTAATGTCTTTGCACCTACTTGACCTGCTTTTGCAGCACCTGCTCCTACAAATGGTAAAGTGGCTACATCTAACATTCTTGTATCTGGTGTAAATGTTCCAAGACCGCCTGTGGCTACATTACCACCTCTAAATGCTGGCATACCATAAGATACGTCTTGTAGGTATTGTGGTGCTTGTCCAAATAGTAAACCACCTAATCCACCTACGTATGGCAAATTGACTGTATTTAAAGCCTCTTGTCCTGAAGTAAGTGCATCAGCTAATAAACCTAACGCCTTTCTTCTAGGCGGTGCTTGTAAATACTCTGCCATGCTACAGCTCCGTTTCTCTGTTCTTTCCCTTTAGAGGATATATCATTCTTTGGTATGTTTCCCACCATTCTTGACTATAGTCTGTATTCTGATAGTCTTTAAAGCATGGTGTGCCTAATGTGTGATGCACTAACTTAGCATCTGAGTTGTATTCGTATTCTGTTTCTAACCAGTTCCATGTTTCGTCTAGCTTACCTACTTGTTCTTCAGGATACTTGAGCCATTCAAACCTGTGTAGGTATTTACCTGTTTGTTCTTGGACAAACTTAGGTGTTAATTGTTTATTGAGCCAATGTGAGCAGTTCCATAACATAACGCTTGACCAGTTCTTTTTAGGATAGTCTTCGTTCTTTGCACCCAAGTATTTAACAGGATGCTTTGTTGTGTAATGATGCTTGACTACCTTGATTGCTTCATCTGTATCAAAGTTAGCTAGTATCTCTGCTATATCTGTTCTGCATATCATATCGCCATCTACAAATAGTGCGATACCTTTAAAGTTATTTAGATATGGCACTAGAAAGCGTGAATAGATAAATGCGTTACTACCGTCTGTATGTGTTTCTTTGTAATCTTTTAATGTGTTTAATGCTAATGGTGTAAAACTTACCGGTATAGATGACTTCTCTATAACTGACTGGCAAAAGTTATGATAAGCAATTGGTTCTACCTTGCCATCATATCCTACATATATATCTAGTTTTACCACTTTACTTTGTTTGCCCAAAAAGCGGCACTCATTTTTCCTTTAGCAATGTTCTTAGCGTGTCTTGCTTTAAAAGACTTTGCTCTATCTGTATTTGTTTTGTCACCACTCACACCCTTTTGTCCAAAGCGTATAAGTTTCTCTTGGTCACCATCTTTAGCTAATACTGCATGTGACTTAGTAGGATGATTAGGTGTTCTCTTAGGTTTATTATAACCTGAAAATGTTTCCTTACCCTTCTTAATCATTTCTTTTTCTTAGCTGTCTTTGCTGATTGTTTAAATGCCATAGCTGTAGGTGCACCTTTAGAACCTACTTTACGCATTTTCTCACCAGAGCCAGCTTTAATTCTAGCACGTTTAGCAGCGATATTACTATAGAGACCTGGCTTATTTGCCACGTTTAGCTGCCTTTTTCATAGGTTTAGCAGCCATAGCTTTACCTGTTTTCTTTGCATACTCTTTCGCTTCTTTTTTCCCCTTAGCATCGTAAGAGAATTTTTTCATTCCGACCATTGGCATAATTATTTACCTTTCTTTTTAGATAGACCAGCTTCGCTAAGTGCGATTGCCAATCCTTGAGCTTTAGATTTTACTACTGGACCTTTTTTAGAACCACTATGCAACTTACCTGCTTTAAATTCCTTCATCACTTTGCTGATTTTTTTTGATGCTTTGGTCTTGGCTTTCATTATCTTTCCTTAACTTAATAAATCGGTGGTCATGTCTGCAATCATTACACAGGCTATACTCGGTGAAGTCAAATGGTTCACCACATTGTTCGCAAATAGATAGTTTCATAAAAAGAAAAAGCCCAACCAAGGAGAGAGTATGGTCAGGCTTTTGTGGGATTACGTTATTAACGGACAGGAGTTGTCCAACAAGCAGTATTATAGCATACTTTGCCATTTCTGTTCAACAACATTATGCGTTTATCCTAGCAGTTGCTATGTCAAAGTAATCTTTATCTAACTCTATGCCTACAAAGTTCCTGTTAAGGCTCTTACAAGCTATCCCTGTAGTTCCTGACCCCATAGTAAAGTCTAATACTGTTTCGTTTTCTTGCGTGTAAGTTTTAACAAGATATTCAATAAGTGCTACTGGCTTTTGTGTTGGATGCAATCTTTTGTCGCTTCCATGTAATGTTTTTATAAAATCAATTACATCATGTGGATTAATTAAATCTTCTTGTATTGGTCTAACGTAAATATTATTTCCATATATCTCTCCAGTTTTGTTTATTTTATTTCCTGCTTTTTGTTTTGTTCTGTTTTGTTTTTGTGGATAATACTTACCACTTGTTTGATAAAAAATAGAAATTGTTTCATGTGATTTTAATGGCATAAATTTTGATGACTGAAACCTTGTTTTTTGGTTTTTATACCAAATCCAATCATATCTATATTGTTTAATATTGCTTATTCTTAATGCACTACTAAAAGGCTCACTTCCAAATAATACAATAGCACCATTATTTTTAATAACTCTTTTTAATTGTTTCCACATAAGCTCAAAAGGAATAACACTATCCCATTTGCAAGCGGTAGTTCCATAAGGTGGGTCTGTAATGATGGCATCTACACTAGCGTCAGGTATGGTTTTCATAACCTCTAAACAATCACCATGCAATAGTTTAAGCATTTATTCGTCTTTCTGCTATTGTCAGCAAGTTATCGTATGCCATGTCCAATTGCCAGAAAAAGGCTAAAGGTGGCTTAGCTCCCAAGTATTTAGCATAGATAGCGTCTTGTTGTCCTTGTTCTAAGCTATGCACGATAGCGTGAATTGTCCTGACGTTAGACATGTCTTGCGAAGAGCACATTTCCTCAAACGCCTGACTCGTACTTTCTCCACCAGATGACATACCTATGCTTTTAGATGGATAACCTAGCTTGTGATTATCCGTCTTCATCCATAAAGCCCAATCCTCGAGAATGGACAATAAGCGTTCCATACTAATCATATTGTGTTAGCGTATAAGCTACGCTTTGCCCAAATGTTTCTTGTGTAGTTCTTTGTTGAAGATTATGTTTGGCATCATCTGCGTTATGATTGATAACACCTTTTATCTGGTCTTCTGTAAAGTTTGCTGTGTGTCCAAATATAGCTTGTAATGGATGTGGTTGTGGAATGTAATAGTGCATAAGTCTATTATCGTTATCTTTGAATGCGTGTATATGACCTTCCATCTTCATGGTAACAAGCAAATTTTTAATGGTGTGATAATTACCATCTACATGTGCTGCTATTTCTTTTATAGCTTTAGGCTCTGTAAGATAAGCTAGTATTTTATCTCTGGTATTCACGATACATCCTTAACTTTACAATGCCACTTCTTCTTATCGTCTTGATGCCAACCATGTACATGAATAGACCAACCAGCTTCACGAACTGGACCTACGTTTTCATGGTCACCTATCTTCTTTACTCTAGCTGACATATTTGTTGCTGTAGTTGTTTGCACAGCTAATGTTTCTTTTCCCTTTAAAGCTAATATGTCTATGAAACCAAATAAATCTTGACGTATCCTAGCATAACTATTCCAATGCTCTGTAATCCAACATGTATATCCTTCTTCTCTTAACTTTTTAAGACTTAACTGCGTTGGGCTAGTTGCCATCAAATTGACTTTCGTTAGGTTTAGATATTCCGTCTTTAAATCTTTTCTCTACATCACCGGTAGACTTATTGAGTTCGTATTCATAAGTGTGCGGTGAAACGTCAGGACTATTCTTTTCCTTTTTGAATATCTTGTCCCAATTGTCTTGTGCTTCTTGTTCAGAAATTAACAATGGTCTTCTTCCAGAGCCTTTACCCATTACCTATCCTTTCTTGTTGTAACTTTTCATATTCTTTGTTCAACTCACAACCTAGATATTGTCTTCCTAATTGTTTAGCTACTTGTGCAGTTGTGCCACTTCCCATGAATGGGTCAAACACAATATCATTTATACGACTACCAGCTTTAATACATGGTTCAATAAGAGCTGTTGGGTATGTAGCAAAATGTGCGCCTTTGTAAGGTCTAACATTGACTGACCATACATCACGTTTATTTTTTAACTCATATACTTTTTGTTGGGCTTTAAGCAAGCCATTTCTTGTATCCATTTTATCAACACCAGTACCTTTTTGTGCATTTTTATTTCCAGCAGTTCTATCAGAATGTATAGCAGGTTCTTTTATAGCTTCATTGTCAAAATAATACTGTGGATTTTTAGATAACAAAAATATATACTCATGTGATTTTGTACATCTATCACGAACAGACTCAGGCATTGGATTTGGTTTATGCCAAATAATGTCTTGTCTTAAATACCATCCAAATTCTTGTAAAGCAAATGCTACTCGCCATGGTATTCCAATTAAATCTTTTTCTTTTAATCCTTCTAATTTATTACCACGTCTTGCACATTCAGAAGGTAAGTCTTGGTCATTAGATGCTATGGTTTGTTTATTTAAAGACTGTCCTTTACCGGGTCTGTAATTATAATAACTATCGCCTAAATTTAACCATACAGTTCCATCATCTTCAAGAATATGCCATACATGTCTAAATACATCTACCATATTAGCAACGTATTCTCCAACTGTTTGCTCTAAACCAATTTGACCATTATGCCCATAATCTCTTAAACCAAAATAAGGTGGTGATGTAACGCAAGTTTGTACTTTAATGCCTTCATCTTTCCAGCGTGACATTATCTCTCTACAGTCTCCAAATTCTATTTTATTCATTTAATTTGTATATGGTTGTTAGTAAATAACCAGCCTATAGTTTTACGGTGTGCTTCTTCCCATGCTGCTATTCTATCATGTTTATCTAACATCTTATCATTATCTATCATGTGGTGGCATTGGTGACATAAGAAAGCTATACGATAATCATGTCCCTTAATACCTGTTCCTTTGCCATCACGTAATTGATTAGAGTGTGCAGATACTACAGTCCCGTCTTGAATAGAACACATCATACATGGTGCTCCATCTGCTAGTTTAAGTAGTTTAGGGTTACGATAATTCATTCATATTCCTAAAAATATGTTTAATAACTTCTACTGTCCAGCCATTTCCAATCATTTTATGTGCGTCAGTTTTTGATACAATTTTTGTATAACCTTCAGGTAAAGTTTGTAATTTTTCAATTTCATCTCTTTCAAGCATTCTTGCCATTGTTTTATCTGAGTTTAAGTAATAGTTTTTTGAATGACTTTTATTTGTTGTTACACAAAAAGACTTGGTTGCATCTATAGTTCTTAACATATTAATTTTTTGCTTTGTTCCCCATGTAGAAAAGAACCATTTTGTTAATGGTTTAAAATCATATATGGGATTTAAAATATCTTTAAATAAAATACCTTTATCCTGTGGTTGCTCAATGCTTGGTATGTTAGTCCAATACAATCTAACTCTATTTTGAGCAGATAATAAAGATGAATTAATAATAATTGGTTTAACGCCTAAATATTCAGTAATAACATCTTGGCATTTTTTATCCATTTTTACATTTTCAAGTAAAAAATACTTTGGATTGGTTTCTTTCAGTAATCTAACAAACTCAAAAAATAATGCACTTCTTGGGTCATCAAAATTTAACTTTTTACCTGCAAAGCTAAATCCTTGACATGGGCTTCCACCAATAAGTAAATCTATTTTAGGTAATTCGCTACCTTTTACTTTTGTTACATCACCAATATGAATTGTATTTGGAAAATTATCTTTAGCAACTTTAATAGCATTTTCATCTATTTCAGCTGCAAAATAATTATCAATCTTAAATCCTAATTGTGTTAATGCTATCTGTCCACATGACATTCCGTCAAATAATGATAATACGTTCATTTAATAATCCCAACCCCAACCCATAGTCTGACCCCATACTTCTATCTGTTGTTGGTATTCTGTCATCTCACTTGTAGTTAGTTTAGTTGTTGACTTAATAAGTTCTACAGGCATGCCTGCAATTTCTGTTTGGTAGCGTAAAAATTTAAAGCCACAAAGTTCATGTATACGGTCTTTCTCAATACCCAAATGCTGACTTAAACTTGTGTATAGTTCCCATAACCTTTCGTTCTGCTCAAGACTACGGTTAAGTTTAGCGTCTGTTACTGTTACACGCCAGCGTTTAGTGAAGTCAAGAGTTTTTAGTTTCTCTATAAGCTGGGGTAAGTTGTCTTTGGTTAGTGCCCACTTTATCATCTCTCCATCCTTTCGTTTTAAATACTTGTCCGTCTTTAGAAGTTGCTTTGTATTCTATGTCTGGACCAAATATCTTTTTACATTGCTTTATGAATTCATTTATTGTCATCTTGGTGGACTCTCGTTATATCGTAAACCTTTTTGGTCAAACCAAAAGTTAAATGAACCTTCCCATTGTGCATTACGCTGTTTCTGAACAAAGACCTTTGCATCTGGAATAATCTTTAACTCTTCGTCAGAAGTCTTGCCTTCTTCTATTAATTTCTCTTTGTATCTATTACGCCATACACAAATAATATTATCACATAAGTTACGAATATGCGAACTTCCCATAATGTTTGTAGCGTCTGGTATTTCTGACTCGTCTTTAAGTTTTCTAGTATGTGCTACTAAAAAAATACTTACTTGTAAATCACGTGCTATAACCGCCAAACTATTTGTCAGTCTTTTCTGTCCATCTAATGACTCTTCAGACACGTCATCCAATTTCATAAGACTGTCAATAATAAAAACATCAACTCCCAATACATGCTTTCCATAATGCAGAGTTGCTATCATGTCTTCTGACTTAGTACTTCCTGTTTGGTCGTATATATATAACTTGTCTTTAGCTCTATCACAAAACTTACGAATGTAATCATCTGTTGGCTCTGGTGAACCTAATGCCTGGGTAATCATTCTAGCTAATGTAAGAACAGGTCTCATTTCTAAAGAAGCTATTAGACATTTAGTATTCTGTTTCATCATAGCTAATACAACTTGCGATAACCACATTGACTTACCATGACCTGATACACCGGTAAGAATTGTTAGTTCCGAAGACCTAATCCTGAACTTATCTTCCGTCTTAATCCAGCCCAACGATTTGCCACTATGAACTTCCTCACTAAAATACTTGACCAAGTCATCAGCAAATATATCCGTACCTTTAACTTTAAACTCTGCATGACCATACCCCTCGTTATAAAATTCTTGAACTGTTGATTGGCTAACTGTTAGTTTATCTATTACTTCACCTATATTCACTAAATACCACCTTCCCAAACTTTACGGATATTAGTTACAGTTCCATCATCCCATCTTTCTTGGTTAAGTAATGTCATAGGTGCTGGCACGAAACCTTCTTTCCATGATTTAGTTTCTTTCATCATATTAACATAGCCTATAACTTTATCAGCTATTAAGTCAAGGTCTTTTGCTTGCCATTTTTCTAAACAACCCTTCTTATTATTTTTACGAACATTTGGATATGTATTCCAGAACTCTTCAAACCGCACAATGGGTTTTATTATCTTATCTCTATCTAATCTACTCTTATCTGTTATAGTATTTGTATAGACTTGCTCTATACTTTCATTTCTTATTAGCCAAGTATCTAATTCCTTTACTAATTTTTCTACAAAGCTGATAGGTTTTCTAAATCTAAAGGCAATATCTGACACTTGTGGTAATTTGCCATTTGACTCACTAGCTAAACACCATAATTTGAATAAAGTTGCCTGTTTTATATCATCCATTTTCATAAAATCAGGGTCATTTAAAATATCACGACCATAGCATTTAAACCACTTCATATCACTTTTATGCTTGTAATGCTGGTACTTATCCCAATTTTTAATACGCATGCTGCTCTCCTTTGTTAGTAATGCCAAAAAAGATTATCATGAATAAAATCTATAAGCAAACTATTTTTTATATAGAAAATACTTGACAGGTGTTTTTTATGGGTTTAGAGTTCAATTGTCAACTTTAGGAGAGAGACATGAAAATTTCAACAATGATAGTATTAGCAGTAGCATTCTGGGTTTATGTAGCCTTTTGCCTTTGGGCTATGGGTAAGTTTGCAGGAGCTATATAATGGAACGCCATTTAGATTATGATGAATATATAAATGAAATGGAAAGACTTGAGCAACAAGAATATGAAGCTCAATATAAACTTGACCAACAGGAGAAGCATGATGACTAATTGGGGATGGGATAAAGATAGACATAATACCTGGTATAACCAATGGCATTATAAAACACCTAGAAGTTATCGTGAAAGATATGGTGTTGACTATAAACATGACGATACGGAACATCAAGAACATATAACAACAAATATCTTGACTGTCATATTAGTTTTAATTATAGTAGGGATGTTATGTCTACAAAACTAGAACACATAGCAGATATTCTTAAACGATTGAATGACGAACTTAAATTAGATAACGACAAATGGGAGAGAGCAAATGTCACAACAACAACATTACGACCAGGTAATGATGGAACAACACCAGCAACAATTACAACAACAGGAGAGAAAGATGACTAAGCAAGGTATAGTAAATATTCGTGGTAAAGAATACAAAACAGTAGCATTGAGAGTTCAAGAATTTAGAGAGCAATTTCCTAATTACTTTCTCACTACTGAAATAGTTAAGATTGATGATGAACAATGTATTGTTAAGGCTTATGCAGGTGTTCATTTAGAAGGTGGTCAAGTGCAAACATTTGCAACTGGTCATGCACAGGAGTTCCGTAAAGCATCACAAATCAATGGAACATCTTATGTAGAAAACTGTGAGACCTCTGCAATTGGTAGATGTTTAGCAGCTTTAGGATTAGGTGGCACAGAGTTTGCTTCAGCTAATGAAGTAGTTAATGCTATTCATCAACAAAGCAATCCTGTAAAGTTAGTATCTAAAGAAGACTTCCTATGATAGAACAACGCACAGAAGAGTGGTTTCAGCAAAGATTAGGCAAGGTGACAGCATCCAGAATATCGGATGTTATCGCCAAGACTAAAACAGGCGTATCTACATCACGTCAAAACTACCTTGTCCAACTTGTATCAGAACGTCTTACAGGCAAGAAAGGCGATAGTTTTGTTAATCAGGCTATGTTAGATGGTATTGAAAGAGAAAGTGTTGCTAGAGAGCTTTATATGCAATCTAAAGGCGTATCTGTAACAGAGGTAGGTTTTTTTGACCATCCTATTATTAAGAATAGTGGTGCTAGTCCAGACGGAGCTGTAAATGCAGAAGAAGAAGGTAAGTATGCAGGTCTTATTGAGATTAAATGTCCTATAGAAACAACCCATACTAATACGCTTATGAGTAAGTCAGTTCCTAGTAAATACATTCCACAGATGCAATGGCAGTTAGCTTGTACCGGTGCTAAGTGGGTAGACTTTGTAAGTTATAATCCTAACTTTCCTGAGGGAGAATTACAGCTTTTTGTAGCAAGAGTTGACAGGGATGATACTTACATAGGAGAATTAGAAGCAGAAGTTATTAAGTTTCTTGAAGAAGTAGAACAAACAATTTTAAAACTAAAGGAGTAGTATATGGCTGAGTATAACAACACAAACACGTTTACATTAAACAAGAATGACAAAGGTGATAATCCTAAACGACCAGACTATCGTGGTAAGTTAAATGTAGATGGTATTGAGTTTACTTTATCAGGTTGGGTTAGAGAAGGTGCTAATGGTAAGTTTATTAGTGGTGCTGTAGCAATGGTAGCAACGGATGAAAGACTTAAGCCTGCTGTTGAAGGTGCAGAAGAGGATGTTCCTTTCTAGGAGCATCCCCAATTGCTTATAACTATTTGTTCATTACGTACATAGTTACTTCAAAGCCAAAACGCATTTCTGTAGCTGCTGGAGTTGTCCACATGGTATTTATCCTTAAGTAATATATTATGCTTAATTGCACAATATAATAGAATTATACGCTTATGTGGGTTTACTAGACACCAGAAAAGCATGAAAGGTTTATAATGGATATACATAACTTAGAATTAGATATAGCGTGTTATGCAACTGCTGTGTACCATGAAGGTTCTCATAATATACAAGAAAGGATTGGCATTATAAATGTTATACGCAATAGAGTTCGTAATGGTCATTGGGGTCGTGATGTATGCTCTGTTGTTTATGCTTCTGGTCAGTTTATTGGGGTTACGGATGAAAATCATTTACCCGTTAATGAAAGGGCGTATTTGGAGACTAAACTTTTGGTTATTGATACGATTATTCATAATAAATATGCTAACCCAGTTGCAAATGCTTTATATTTCCATGACGATTCAATACCGCCAAAGAAAGCATGGTTCGGTAAACGCAAGAAAACGCACATAGGAAGGATGGTGTTTTACTAATGAAAAAAGAACCACTAGCATTTTTGTATGAAGAGTTTTGTACTAAGTCTGGAGACCTAAAAAAGTCTTATTTATGGTCATTTCATCCTAACCAGCTTTCATATCTAAACGACCTAAAGAATACAACACATCACATTAAGATAACACCTTTATTTGCAGGTGAGCCTGTAGAAGAATATAAAGGCATATCTAAATACGATAGTAAGAAATTAACGGAGGCACATGGTGGACTCTAAACCACTTACACAAGAAGAAATTATAAAGGTATATAAAGAAGCATTTGGATACGGTAGTCAGGTAATAACAATTGACAAGATATTTAGATTTGCTAGGCTTATAGAACAATTGCATGGAGTAAAAGATGTACACTAAACTAGATGACCAAAGACAAGCAAAGTTTGTTATAAACTATGTTACTGCACATCCTGGTTGCAGCATTAAACAAATTGTGCAAGAATGCGTCATTGCTAGAACACGATTGAAATACTTGGAAAGTCAAGGATATTTGATTTTGCCTAAATGGACTTATAGCAATGAATTAGATAAAAGATTTAAGAATAGGAAATATGTATCTGTAACTGTAGGAAGGGAGTATGGCAGATGGCAAGAGCAGAAAAGATATTAGAAGTGGTAGTATGGTTGTTGATTATTGGTGGTATGGGTTGGTTTTTTTATGGTTGTTATCAGTTAATTGATTTATTTTTTATAAGGGGATAAGAATGGTTGATTTAGTGAATAGACCACCGCATTACTTAGTGGGCGGTATAGAAGCAATAGATGTGATTAAAAGTCGTTTAACTAAAGAAGAGTATATTGGTTATCTTAAAGGTTGTAAACTCAAATATGACTTACGTTATCCTTTTAAAGATAATCCACAACAAGATTTAGAAAAGTCTGATTGGTATAAGAACAAGTTATTAGATGCTACTAAAGATGATGGAGTTGAAATTCCACCGGAATTAGAAGCTCAATTACAAAGGTTTGATGATGAGTAAAATCTACTTAGTATTTGGTCTTGTAATGGTTGCACTAGCTATCTTTTGGACTGAAGAAACATTTAGCCAAACTACTACTATACTAGCACCTGATGGGTCTGTAACCGTCTGTCAGGTTTATAATGGCACTATCATTTGTGTCTAATGCTATGCGTAATGCGTATGCTAGTCATACAGACTTTGGCTTTTTAAAAGGTGTAATACTAGACAATCCAAAAGCTATGCCATCTAACATTGACATGGTTTTTGAAAGACGTGGAAACTTTCTTATTGGAGAGTGGAAGCGTGAAGATGAGGATATATCTCTAGGTCAAAAAATACTGTTAAAAGCATTAGCAGACCAAGATAAGTTTACTGTGTTAGTTATAAATGGGTATAGTGATGATACTGGAACTGAGGTAGATAAGTTTTACAAGGTTACCCAGGATAAACTTGTTATTCTTGG